AAGGGCTATCAGAAGCTCACAGTGCCTATCACTTTGGATACGGCACAGCCTCTGTATGCCCGCCCGCTACTACCCCAGCAGGGTGCTCAAAAAAAGCTCGTATACAGCGTTCTAGACGGTTCTGGAGCCCGTTATGACGAGAAGATGGCTGCACAAGGTGTGGTGCTGTATGAGTTGCGCACCCCTATTTCTGTAGGGGGCAAGCGATATAAGACCATTGCTGCCCCCGCTTCTTCCGCCAAGGCGGAACCCATCACTACGGTAATTCCCTTCCGAGAAGGGGAGTTCAAGCGAATCTACAGCGATCAATATTTTGTTAAATATAAAAGTGCTGACACTGTAGATGGGGAGGTGCAAGATGTGTTGCATACTCACCGCACAGCTTACAACCGTAAGGAAGGGGAAGAGTATGCCGCTTTGTTTAACTCTCTTACCAAGCTACACAGCACTGGTAAGCTCACTATTTCTGATGCTGCTAAAATGCAGCCCTATGGTTGGAAACCTCAAGAGTTTATTGATGCTCTTAATGAAGGGAAGTTTGGTGTAGACCCTAAAATGGAAGTGGTGTTTAACCGCACCGATGATGACTATGTAGATAGTTTCCTATCCACTCGCCAAGGAGAATTCTACAGCGAGAGGAACGACCGCATTGTCAATGTGAATGGAGAGGATGTGCCAAACACCCTATCTCCATTGGATTCCCTTGCCGCAGAAATTGGCAACACTGCATTCATGGTGCCACTAACAGAGTGGCGGGATGTAGCTGTCTACCGTTGGTTTAACACCGTACAAGATGTGCTTCCCACTGCTGCTAAGAATATGTCCCCTGAAGATGCATATGAATATATGCGCCGCGAGAAGGGGGCCTACACTGGCAACGACCAAATGAAGTTGTTTGCACAGCGCCATCAAGAGTATGTAGCACATGAGTTGAATGCCACTACCCGTGATGAAATGGTGTGGGAGGGCAGTATGCGTGCCCTCATTGAGAAGGTGGAAGGGAAGTTTGACAATAAGATGATGGCTAAAACAGGCGCTGCACTACGCAATGCTGACCCAGCCACCTTTGCCCGTACCTTGACATTCCATGCGTTTCTAGGGGGCTTTAACCCTGTACAGCTATTTGTACAAGGTCTTAACGCTTTTAATGCATTTGCCATTTCACCAGTGCATGGTATGGTGGGAGTAAAGCAAGCCACTTCATTACGCCTTGCTCTAATGAGTGACAATCCGGAGGTGTGGAAACACATTGCCGGATTAGAGAAGTTGTCAACACTAGGCCTCACTGACGCGGAAGAGTTCGCAGATACGGTGAAGGCTATCCGGCGCAGTGGTTTGCTAGACTCCATTAACTCGACCTCACTCTATGGTGCTGAGACTGGTAAGTATGGCCTGTTTAATAAGGTTTCTCGTAGGGCGGGTGAAGTTAGTGCATTTAACTTCAATCGAGGTGAAGAGTTTAGTCGCATTGTCTCTTTTGTCATTGCAAAGAGAGAATGGCAAGCGGCTAATCCGAGGGGCAATTGGAAAGGTGATGCTGCTTTGAATGCCATTCTAGAGCGGCAGGATGACTTGACACAGAATATGACGAGGGCTAACCAAGCCAAATGGCAAACTGGGGCCATGTCCATTCCCACTCAGTTTATGCAATATCAGGTTAAAATTGCCCTAAACCTTGCTGCTTCTCTGAGTGGTAATCCACGGGCATTTAGTAAGAAAGAAGCCTTGCAGCTTCTAGTGGGCCATGCCATAGGATGGGGCACCGCTGGTGCTGGTTTGTGGATTGGTTTGGACGAAGTGTTTGGCAAGCAAACAGAAGAGTGGACACCTGAACAACGTCTCTATCTGAACCAAGGATTGTTTGCTGGCATCCTGAACACAGCTACTCAAGCTGTGACAGGGGAAGAAATGATGCTGGCACTTGGTACTCGCTTTAACTCGTTTGGCTATTGGTTTGACGCTGCTTTCGCGGTGGGGGATGCATTTACAGGGGGTGACCCCATTGATGCCTTAAAGTTACTTACAGGGGCCCCTGGCGGTGCTATTAGTAGGATGTATGGCAACACCAAGTTTGCCGTTGATGTTCTAACTGCCAATGGCACAGACATTACTGGCTCTCAACTCACTGAAGCTGCCCGACACTTCTTCACTGGTACTTTCTCCTCACTAAGCAATGTAGAGAGAGCCTACCTTGCCAAGAACTTCGGGGGGTACATTCAGAGTAAGGCAGGCGATCCACTCTACTATGCTAATGAAAATGAAATTGCTGCGCTGTTTGTGGGCATCCCCCCTGTAACAAGTGCCGACTATGAGAAGGCACTACTCTATCAAAAGGATAGAACCAGGATGGGTAAGAACCTAGCCCGCGAGAGTGGGCGCCTTGTCACCAGGGCTCTAGCAGCCCAAAAAGAAGGGGATACAGAAGCTGCTGAAATGTACCGTAGAATGTACATTGCTTTGGTTAGAAGTTATGAACAAGATCCACAACTAGCAGAAATTGTGCGTAAGGAATTTTATGCAGGGTGGAAAGATAGCAAACACCGTGAACTTGCTACACAAATTTTCACAGATGAAAACCCTGAAAAACCCTTCCTAGTAAAACCTTTTGGAGAAGCTAAGTAATGGCAACTAAATTCCAGGCCGACATTACACAACCCATGCAACCCTCGGCTGCTGACCCCTCTGCCCTTTCACGGCAAGAGCAGCTTAAAGCGTCTATGTTTGGGACAGTGGGCAGCTTAGTGACTCAGGGATTTGAGTTGTATAAGGATGCCTCTCTAGCCTCCATTGAGGAACAAGCTGCCGCACTTCCACGAGAGGCACTAGAGAGGGCACGAGCAGCTAGTGATGCCAAGCAGCAGCTAGTAAAAGTTGAGCAGGGAATGCAGCAGGAGTTGTCCTTTGTAGGGCCACCAACAACTGAAGAAGATGCTGCGATACGCAGCCGCATTGGTGGCTATGTAGAACAGGCGGAAAGGCTCAAGAGGGCAGCAGAAGGGGGTATGTCTCCGTCTGAATACACCATGCGGGTGCAGTCGCTAACACGGACGGCATTGGCTAAGTTTCCAGGGTTAAGCCGCGAGATTCGGCAAATGATTGGTGCAGCTACTGGGATGCCTTATGCCGATGACACGGCAGCTATGTGGTATGTGCGCAGCATGTTTGAACAGAAGCCAGAGCCTAAAGAGGGCTCTCCTGAGTTTGTTAAAAATGAAATTGAAACCATTGCCAAATACAATGGTATGTCACCAGTTGACATTAACTCACTACGCACAGCAAATCCTGCGGAATACCAACTCCTTAAGAATAAGGCGTTTGATGTGGTGTCTGTGCGACAAGCTACAGAGAATGCCAAGGTGCAAATTGATGCCCTCTATCAACAAGGTGGAGAGTCTGCCGGTAAGGCGGTGCAACTCCTTGCCAACTCTGCTGGCGCTAGGGCTGCTGTTGATATGGCTAAATGGCAAGCTGCCAATGCAGGAGTTATGGATCGCATTGCACAAAGTGTAGCAAAAGGGGAATTGGGTGTAGCTGGTCGAAACGAAGCAGAGCTACAAATCTTGCAGGGGCAAGCCACTGCCATTATTAGCAAGTCTTATAGAGAAGCTGAGAGTGACTTGTTAAACCGCCTCACGGCAGGTACGATGGACCAAGCCACCTATGATGCACAGAAGAAAATCATTGCAGAGCACAAGACCCGTGCTCTAGGAATGTTTGATGGGAACAATCTTCTAGGCACTGCTACCGTCTTGTCTAAGTTCCGTGACAAAACCATCACCGAACAGACAAAGCAAATGGAAGTGCTCACCAGTGCTTTTGGTGTTTTTGGCGACGCTAAGGTGGCACAACGCTTCTTTGGTACCACTCCGGATAGTATGGAGCGCCGTAATATTAAGGACCAGAGCCCGGAGTTGTACAACTTACTTACCGCATATGAGGAGAGCTATAAGGGGGCATTTGGGACTGCCAACAATTTACTAGGTGCTGCGCCCATGCTAGAAGTGGGTAAGGTGCTGCGTGATGCGGTAGCCACTCCAAACGCTACACCGCCCATTGCAATGTCTCCCGGTGTCACCCCTAACGTAGCCAAAGCTGCCCTACAGGCAGTGAAGGAGGAGGGTCAATCAGTGTGGGATAAGCTGCGCAAAGATCCTAACACCACATTGAAGACACCAGAAATTAACACCCTATCCACCATGCTTAACAATGGAGTGGAATATAATCAACCCATCATGGCAATTCGCCAAGGTGTTGCCGATGAAGCTGCCCTGTTCTTGAAGCTCCCTGAAATGGAGCGTAGTAAGGTTAAGGCCAGTGTATCAGCCACTCTAGAAGATAACAGTAGGAAAGTGGTGCGACGCACCAAAGACATTGAAACTATATTTGGAGCAAAGTTGGAAATCGGCGTGCGTAGTGACGGCACCATTGGCGTTATTCCCCCGATGCACCTACTACGATCAACCCTACTAACCCCCACTTACGCAGCACGCAGTAGTGAGTTGTTTGGTATGTTTAATAAGTATGAGGTGATGAAGGGTAGGGATGTAATACCCGGCAAAGAGGAGGAGCTAAAAGCCTATGTCCGCGCTGCTGAAGAGTGGGAAAAGATGGAAGCCAACCGAGTGAACAACATGGTGCTAAGTCGTGCCATTACTAATAATGAGGACACACGGAATGTGGGTAAAGATATTGCTGGCCGTCTCAATAGTGGTCAACCTCTACCTAGCTTTTTTTCAATGGCCCCCGCTGCGGTAGCATTACCGGAGGTAACAGGGGGTTCCAGACCTATGCCTACAATTGGGCCTGTCCGCACTGAGAAGGCAGCCCTTAGTGCCATGCAAGTTGGCCTACAGGATTTAGCCGATCACATTGAGCAGCTAGAGCGTTCGCTAAAAGATGCCATTCCAGGAAGTGACTTGCATAAGAGATTGTCTAGTGACATTGCCATGGCTAAAAAGGAACTAGCAAGAGGAGGTCAGTGATGTTTAGATTTGGCACTAGGAGTCTTAGCAGGTTGCAAGGGGTACACCCTGACCTTGTGCGGGTAATGGAGAAAGCCATTACTAATAGCCCACACGACTTCTCCATTACAGAGGGCTTGCGTACACCTGAGAGGCAACGTGAGTTGGTATCTCAAGGAGCTAGTCGTACCCTTATGAGTAGACACCTTACAGGGCACGCTGTAGACATTGCCATCATTAAGGATGGTAAAGCTGTGTGGGATTTCCCCCTCTACCAAGAGGTGGCAGAGCACATTGAAAAGGTGGCTGTAGAGGAGGGGGGTTCCATTGTATGGGGAGGTCGGTGGCGTGGGTTACGCGATGGCGTTCATTTTGAATTGAACAGGAAAGTGTATGCCTAAGAAAAGCGTATCACTCCGCAAGGAGCATAAGAATCCTGAAGGGGGTCTTTCTGCCAAAGGCAGGGCCTATTACAACAGTAAGACAGGGAGTAACCTGAAGGCTCCTCAACCTGAAGGCGGGCCTAGGAAGCGCTCATTCTGCGCTAGGATGTCTGCTGTCAAGGGGCCTATGAAAGATGAGAAGGGTAGGCCAACACGTAAGGCATTGGCCCTTAAGAAATGGAAATGTTAATATGAGTTTCTTTGGAAAACTATTTGGTACAGATGCAGCGGTAACATCCACCATCAACGCTGTGAAGGATGGTTTAGATGCGCTGGTGTACACAGACGAGGAGAAGGCTGCCGAAGCCTCTAAGGAGCGGGCTGCTGCCCGTGGCATGCTTGTTGAGTGGATGCAAGCCACTCAGGGGCAGAACCTTGCTAGGCGCCTTATCTCACTAGCCATCACTGGCGTGTGGCTCTTGCAGTATGTCGTTGCGACTGCTGCATCGTCTTTGGCTGTCTTCTGGACTAGCCAAGCTGCCAACCTAACCAAGCTGGCAGAGATACAAATTAAAACGGCCGATCAAATGAACGGTCCTGTCATGCTCATCCTAGCCTTCTACTTTGCAGCCCCCCACATGGGGGACTTTGCACAAGCCATTATAGGGAAGTTTCAGAAGAAGGTGTAGGGGATAGGCACAAGAATGAAGAAGGGGGCTCTAGGCCCCCTTTGTTATTTAGATGTCTACCTCTTGCACCTGAGACTTAGGCACCTCAAACCTCTTGTACGGCTTCAGCAGGGTGCATTCAATGCCCTCTCGTGCAACCTTGCGGGCATGCTCCAATACTTGCTTCTCATTGTCGTACTCATAATAGGTGGTACGAAAGTCACCTTCAATCTTTAGTAGAAACATTCAAATTTCCTTTGCAATGTATGCGGTTAGTGCTTTGGCTAGTGCAGGGGCACTAGTGCTATCACACCGAATGCGATTCTTACCATCTGTGTAGAAGTATGTCATAGCAGGATTACTTTGCACTTCTAACACACTCTTTAGAACAACGGCAGCATCAGCTTTGTTAAGCCTCACTACCACTCCTTGCCATTCAAACATTCTTCTTAATGGTGAGAGGAAAACACAACAGGATGTAGGAGAGGCTAGGGTGCGTACTACGCTTAAAATCCTGCCCAGTCATTTTGCGGAAATAGCTGCGTAGAAATGCCCGCATTTCGTCATAGCTGAAGAAGCGCAGAGTGCGCTTGCCACCGGGGAAACTACCATTCTTACGTGTCACAGTGTACATATTAACTTTCCTTCCTATACAAATTATCGTAGTGTTCAATGGTGTAAGAGAGGAAGTGTTGCAACTTTAGCAAATCCTCTTTACCATTCTTGTTGCGGTGGCGTAGCAAATACTTCAACATTGTTCCTTCAAAGTAGTCAAGGCCATTACTAGTAATGACTTGCCAGGGTTGAATAGAACACCTTTCGTAGTGGTCGCCACCCACTTGGCGACTAGCTTCTTGTCCCATTAGAATGTAATTTTAGTGTCGTGGTGCGCCTCAGGTACTGAGGTGGGGAAGAAACGCTTGCTTGCCTTAAGAACTGCGTCCCACTTTTCCCACCCTTCGTCCCCAGTGGATTGGTTATAGTCGATGGAAGGAAACTGCTCTTCCAACTCCTCCTTGGTATATTCAATGGTGGCCCAATAGGTGTCCACACGACCATTCTTCTTTTGAACCTTCACTACTTTCACAGCGCATCCTTTCGTAGAAGCGTAGGCACTTTCTTACTGTTTTCCAAGTCTTTTGCATACTCTTCTAGGAGGGTAACAAACCCCTTCTCCATGAGAAGTTGCACTTCATAAGGGGTGACGTCAGTAATTACAAGGTCTGCACCACCGCCGTCACGCTCAATTAGAGATTGAATTTTCAAGGGTTTCCTCGCATTCTTGCCTAGTTCCAAATAAACCCAATGGGTTTGGGTTGGTTATTAGTAAGGGGCTTGCCATCCGCATCTACAATTTCCTCATAAATGTGCCTGTCCCCGCTAATAGCATAAGCTGTGCCCATTGAGGGCACTTGCCCCATGTCATACCAATAGTCATCGCACTGGACAAACGCCCGATTCACAGTCAGTTGCGTCATCTTCGACTCCGAAAGAAATGCCTGTAATAAGGCGTGTACTTGTAACCATTTCGTCGTGCTTTTCCTTGCTAATCTCCTCAAACGGAGCTTGCTTAAATCCATGGTCACTGTGCAGCAGGAAAGACAAACTCTTATGTCCTGTTGCATAATGGGTTGTCAAATACTCCTTAATGGCAGGTAGTTCCTCCTTTTTGTAATAGATAGTGCAGCTAACACTGTTATCACTCCAATTTTGCTGCAACTCCCGCACTACTTCCAACTGCTGTATCGCTGACATTTCTTTAGCCACCACTGTGTTGGCTGGATAAGAAAACGGGAACTCAGCGACAACAGTAGAGTAGTCAGGGCTACCATCAAAGTTTTCTTGAAACGCAACATTATACCCATGCTCCTTAATGGTGTCAACAAGTGGGTGATTAGATGCTACTCTGATACGCCGAATCATGTGCTGTGCATAGCCGGGGTGGCACCCCGGAGTAACGCCAGGAAGAAGAGATAGCGTACCGCTAGGCTTGACGGTAGTCAGCTTGACCGACTTGGGCCAACCATGCTTTGCACTATATTCTTCGTCAAAGGTACGAAGCTCCTTATACACATCACCCAACCAACTCTTTTGCTCTTTTGTAGCTTGTAGATAGCCCGTGATACCAATACCCATACGCATATTCTTATGCACTACAGCTTCCGTTTCTTTTAGATGGCACGGTAGGGCTAGAGAGTGCTTGTTAATGCGGTAGAGAAGCTGTGCTACATCACTAAGCTCTGCCTTACTAGTAATGTTAGGCAGGAAAATCTCAGCGAGGCAGCAAGTCTCATAGGGCTCTAGGGATTGTTCAGCGCCTTTATTGTTACTCCTCTTACGAGGGGATGTGTCATTTCTGCACACCTCTATGAGTTGCCCCATAGAACAGACTATATCACCACCTAAGTTTTCTTAGGGCTTATCGTCCGAGCTTATAACTGAAACTTGGAAGGACATAAGGACTTACAATTTCTTCAAACTTAGCACTGTCTTTCGCACGAAGCGACAAGTACCAATATTTACCATGGCGGTAGATGTTGAATTCCAAGTCAAGTTTTTCCTTGATGGCCTTCTTTAACAACCAGTTGTCACCGTAGCTGAATCCCTTAGTGTGGAGATTGTAGCTTGGTGTTGCATTGCATCGTTTATCCACATATCGTCCACCGTCTGCCATGAAGATAATAGCGAGTGCTTCTGCATCCAACAACGTTAGCATATGGGGATCGATTACTTTACGACCATCCAGATACACACGTTCCCAAATTGTAGTTAACTTAGGGTGCGCCTTTGACTCAAGGCGGACTTGTTCAGACCGGGTACACCCGTCTGTGTTGTAGTCCTTCCTGTCAGCAATGCGTGCACCAATGTCAGCTTCTTCCAATGTCTGCTTAGCCTTCTCCACGTAATCAATGTTGTCTTTACGCATATTCATAATGAATCGGGCGTTGACACATTTACCAGTGACGTATAAACCGCCGTCAAAGGTGGAAAAATAATACAGACGTTTACTCAGTTCTTTACTCATAGTCGTTGCACCTTCCATATCGGATTGGCACAGGATTGTCTCTGTAGAGAGTTTCCCTGTTTTTAGATAAGTTTTCCAGATAGTTTACACTATCAGGCCGCTACTGTCAACGGGTTATAGCCTTGCACAAGCGGATCAGGGTACTCAGTTTCACCTAGACGACCAACCTTACGAGAGAGGTTCAGGTTAATGAGGCCATAGGGCTCACCCTTTCCAAGATAGCCGTCCCAAAACAACTCGTGCAAATCTGCAACGTCATTGCATACAACGCTGTTGTTGGACATGGCACGCCAGGAGGGAATGTTACCCATATCCCACCGCTTTGCGAGCAAATACTCAATGTCGTCACAGTCCCCAATGGCAATTTGTGCTGATCGGCGCACATTACCTGCTACAACAATAGAACCAATGATGTTCATAATGTCAAGGCAGTCAATTGGGCGCACGTTCTTGCCACTACGTTTTTCCAGAATATCAGAGATTTGTGCAATGCCATCACATAGAATCTCAGGACCACTAGCAACACCGCCAAACCCACGGATGGGAGCGCCCTTACCACGGATGAGTTGCGGGCTGTAGGTAAAGGTACGGTCTTCCTTACGCTCGGCTAGGAATGCCGCTTTTAGCGTCTTACCCAGTAGCTTTACCCACCCTTCGCGGGTATCAGGCACAATGAAGTCAGCACTAGCACTATCATTTCGTGTAGGGGCCTTGAAGCCACGCTTCACCTTTGGCAACTTATTAACATTCTCACGTTGAATGTTGTAGCCCACACCACTGCCGAGCATCAGCATATCCATGGCCCATGTGAATGGGCGCACGGGTTGGTCAACAACAGTGAAGGCGCAGTTTTGCAGGGAGGGTAGGCCCAAATCCTTCACTGTGCGGGTGCCAAGTTGCCAAAGAAATCGCCCTGCAACAGTGCCCTTTAGCGAGTGCATATAGCCCCGCATACGCTCTTTTTCTTCTAGCGTAAAGCCGACATTAAGTTGCTTATCAGAAGCAGTGAGGACACGATTAATAGTGTCATCCCATTCTTCAGTCGCAGAGGTGGGATCGGCGTCATTTAGGCGCCTAGCATAAGTGCGCTTGTAAGTTAAATAGCCAACAGTAGACCAAGGTGTCGTCATTTATTCTCCTTATCGGTTATCACCACTACCAGAAATAACACCGCGCTTCTTGCGGCTTTCCAGCTTATCTAGGTTTGTCTGGGCAACATCGCTGAGTGTCCATCCCCAGTAGTGTGCCATGCAGGATACAAACCAAAGAATGTCACCAAGTTCCTTTTTAATATGCTCTACAGGTAATTCCTCCTCATCGCGGTAGGCTTTAGCAAATAGAGAAGAAAGCTCCCCAACTTCACCTTGAATACCTGTGAGTAGGTAGTAATCATCTTGTGCGCTAGGTAATGCATAATCCCACGCTAAGTTTTGGTAGTTATTAAAATCACTCATCTTTCAATACTTCTTCATCAGCTAGAAACACACGTAGGATAAGGAGGGTAATTACCACATGAAAACCATCCCCAGGAAATTCAATGCCAAGGCCAACACCTCGGACAAGTTCAAGCCCTAGTGCCATTGCTACCCTCCCTCACTGCAATTGTCAGGCCCATGAGTTCTACTCTCATCATGTTGCGCCAGATTTCCTTGGTTTCTTCGTCAAGGGATTTCCAGATGCGCGGGCCCCACTTGCCGCTTTTCGTGTAGGTTTCAACATCTTTGATGAAGAAGTAGAAGGAGGCTTCTGCCTCTTCTTCGGGGGTGGGGCTTGCATCAATGAAGCCGTCTTCGTCCATACGTTCTCCTTCTGGTGGTTGCCAACTTTCGCACTCACAGACATATCTTCCTTCGGAATGACTGCTACTTCTGTCAAATCCGTGAGGGGCTCTTGAATCTTCCTTACACGAGATTTCTTCTCGCATAATGATTTCTCCTTGTGACAGGGGGTACACAATGTTTGCAGGTTTTCTACAGAGCAAAACAACCTACTAATAAATTCATCCCAGGTGGTGAAGCCCACGGCAGGGTCCACTACAGGGGCAATGTGGTCAATTTGAACATCCTTACTAGTAAATTCCAAGGAACACGAGGCACAGCGATAGTGCGCCGCTTCCCTACCACTCTTGCCTTTCTTCTTCCCTACAAAAGAGTTTTTAAGGCAGGCCCACTTTGGCGGGTATCTACGCATCCCACTCCGTAGGGTTGAAGTGATAAAAGCGTTGTAACGCCCTTCTGTCCATCCTTCAACTGGCATCACACAGATTTCCTGCTAACCTCATTAGCACGGCACTCTAGTGCAAGGCGCCGGTCTAGGTAGAGGTTGCTTTCCTTGCACTCATTCACAATGAGTTGCTGCCGCTGGATGCCACCGAGGAAATGCCCCACAAAGAATGAGGCAATGCTGCACACTACAAAGGTGGTAATGACAACGACAGTTTCAAACTTATTCATGTGGTTCTCCTAAGGTTCCACAGCTATTAATGAGGGTAACACTAATTGGTGCTGTCTTCATTTCTTATACACCTTCTCTTTAATGTCTGTTAAAGCCCCGATGAGGTAGTCCAAATCTTCTTCTCTGACATACCAACCCGACCGATCCGGTTGGGCAGTTTCACCGGGGCCGAAGAATAGCTGAGCATATCCCATATCGTCCTGAACTAGCGTGCAGGTTAGGACGGCATCACTAGGTGTTTGTAAGCTGTATATGCCATCGCTATCTTTTACCCATTCAAAAGTGGTTTTTGTCGTCATAAACATATTCCTTAATGGATTCCAAGCTCTCTCTATCTTTAGCCCTGTTAAGGGCCTTTCGCTTAATGGCCCTTCCCCTTTCTAGAAGGTCACTCTTCTTCAACGGAATAGCCCCGCCATGCGTCTTCTTCTTCGTCTTGCCCATCATCTTCCCCGTCTGGAAACACCTTGTTAAACTTTTTCACTAATGCATCAGGGAAACATTTTATCATATCTTCCAAGGTAATGTCAAACATTACACAAAATCCATCAATGCTGTCAATGTTCTCTTCAGCCCACTCCCTAACGGCAAGCAGCTTCTCATGGTAGGTTTCGTTTGCCATATACTTCCTCTCTTAAATGGGTGAGGGCATCTACTAATTCATCAAGGCATGTTTTGGTCACGTACCAATGGCCTTCAGTAGTTATGTGGGCTACTTTACCATTAAATTTTATATGCAATTGTGCAGAGGCGGATGTGATGTATATCCACTCCCGAGGACTCATCTTCCTCCAAGTTCCTGTTTCAGTAGCCATAATTTCCTCGCTTTTTACCGCCCATGCTTTTTACGTAGGAAGTCAATACTAATAAAACTTTCATCGAAATGACCATCTTGCACTTCGTGGAGCATAACTAACCCTCGCCAATACCTGTTGCTTGTTACGTCCATATAACTTTCATCGTGCAAATAAAACGAACCGGCGATAATACAGGTAATTGAACTACCATCGGCTCTCCGCCCGTAAGCTACCTGACGGCCTTGTTGATGGCCTACAACACAGCTTTGATGGCACTTAGATACCAAGGTAGCTGCGCTACCTGCTGGCCGACCCATAAGGCCCACTGGCATGTAATGGTTAAACACCACACCTTCAATGGTGACAGGAGTGAGGAAAGGGTAGGTTTCCCAATGATCTTCATACCGTAGGTCTTTGGTTGAGACGGTGCCCTCTAGGATGGGTAGGTTGTTAATGGCTCTGTCAATGCGATTCTCGTGATTACCAAGTAACATCACCTTGCGAGGTTTGTACACCTTCTCCTTGCTCTTCTTCTGCTGCGCTTGCAGTTCTAGCAAAGGGCCTAGCAGCTTTGCCATGCCCTCATGCGCTGCTTCAATGTCATCTTTATAGCGAAGCCCCTCGAAGTGTTTGCTACCTGCCTTGTCATGAGTGGATAGGGAGGGCATATCAGCAAAATCCCCTAAATTCACTATGACATCAGGCTTCTTATCTACAATGTATTTCCCTGCCCACTCAAGGTGGTCAAGGGGCACTCCCTTTCTAACCTGTGCGTCAGGTATGACTAATAGCTTCATAGGTTAAGTTCTTGACCAATGGCAGAGATTTCTTCCAATGCTTTCTCACTCTTCAGCCGCTGCTTTAGTGGGGTGGCATTGTACCAGTCATGCACCCTCTCTATGCTACGCAGTAGCTTATCTACCTTTTTCTTTTCTTCTTCTTTGTCCATTGAGAAGATGGGAATATTGCAAGGATTCTCCTGCACATTACGGTAGGTATTTAACAGTGACTCGGCAACAACTTTATCTACTGCATCATCATCTATTTCAATAAGCATATTAATACTCCTTAATGTTAGCTCGAACGTTAGGCGCTTTCAGGTGCGCCGCGTGTAGATCGCCGCGACGATGGCAGACACTCCGCCCATTGCAGCGGCTTGCCACCACTCAATCAGGCCCGGGTGCATCGTGCGCAGCGTCACCCACACGCAAACCACGGCGGCGGTGTATTGCACAGCCACAAGCGCTCGCAACGCCCAATCGCTACGGCTACGCGCGCCTAACACCTCGCTCAAGTCAGTCTTCATTTCCACACTCGCTCTTGTCAGTAAGTTTCTCCTTCTTCTTCTAAGGAGGTTGTGTAGTCTTCACTTTCACAAATACTCTTGTACAGTTGTGCTAGGGCAAACTCCCCCTCGGCATAGTAGTAGCGATAGGATTCTTCTGGTGTCATATTTCGGGGTGTCATTTGATCTCCTTATTAAAATGAAATCACCTTGCGAGGTTTGGCTATAGCTCAGTTAGGCCCCGAACTTCAGGCCGTGCTGGCGCTGCCAGACTTCCATATCTTCGGTGTGCCAGCCATGCAGCTCAATGCGCTTGCCGGCGATGGTGCCGCTCGCCAGCAGCCGCGGGGTCGGCAGGCGCGGCAGCGCGGCATGCATGGCCCGCAGGCGCTCAATTTCTCGCTCGGCCTTGATGAGTTCGTCGCGCTCGTTGCAGTCGCTGCCGCAAGTGGGGCACGCTTCGGCGTTGCGCTCAGCCTTAAACAGCAGCACAGAAAGCTCGTGGCTAAGCCCTGCGGCATCTGCGCAGGCGCGTAGCTCTTGCAACTCCTGGTCTGTAAGTGGTGTGGTCATACAATCTCCTGCACTCGTGGAACATCTACAATTTTAACTAAGAACACCGGGCCTGTCGAGTAGTTAAACACCCGCATATCAGGCCAACACTCCTTCTTGAAGCCGCAATAGGAGCACGTTGTACACAACTTCATATTCTTACTAGTATTACTCTGTGGCACCAGCCCTAAGCGAGGTAGCGTATTCTCTGTCAACTCTACAGCTTCCGTGGCAGCATGCGCCTGCTCTGCGAAGTGCACCTTATCCACTTCAATGGGGAAGTAGGCAATGTGCCCTAGCTCCTTCTGTATTGTAAGAAAACCAGCAGCACTACTATCAGTAGCAACAGCATAGCCACTTAGCTGATGCTTGTACCCAAATGGATCATCCTTCAACCCCTCTTCAAACTTGCGAATGCCGTTCTTTGTTGTACTCTTTACATCAACACAAACACCGTCAATGAAAGCATCAAGGCGGCCAGAAATAGTCCAGCCATTGCCGACATTATAAATGACCCTCTCTTGCTCTCTTTGTACATCATGGCCGCTCGCTTTAGTGAGAGATAGAACAAGAGACTCCAACATATCGCCATATAGAAACTTAATTCGGAGATTCCCATCAACCTCCTCCTTATTAGTGGGGGTGTTTACCTCATACCAGAGTTGTCGGAGACAGGGCTTGCCAATTTCAGAAAAGGATAGGTGCTTCTCCTTCCGCACCCAAGGCTCACCCCACCACTTGCTGTAGTCGGTAGAGAATGAGAAGGTGTCACCAAAAGGGGCCGAAGCCCCGGAAGCCACCTTGTAGATGTCATCTACGAGAGTCTCGATGGATTTCACTCATCACCCTTCTCGGCAGCGCGGCGTTCCGCATCACCCGCACTATATTCTTCAAACTCACGGGCAATTAAAAGGACACTCTCAATAAGCTCACTACTGGTCATCTTGATAATGGTATCCCCATCTGTGCTATCCGTAAATAGCTTTACAGCGTTGGTGAGGCTATTCTGCCGAATGATGGCACGGTCGCCATGCAGTAGGGGAATGGGGAAGGGACGGCTAGGGGGGCCATAGCTCCGACCTGCCGCCGCTGGTGCAGAAGGTCCGTCATTGGTCGGGGAGGGCGCTGCGGCTGGTACTCCAGGCGCTCCCTTGGCGATGACACGCACAGTGCCCTTCTCCACATCCTTACCATAGCTGCCCTCAGTGAACGTAAACTCAATGGTGTCACCCACCTTAAAGGCGGGTTTGTTGAAGCCAAGGTTGAACCTTTCACCATTTGCCATGAAGGTGTAGGACAGCTTTTCGCCAAACTTCGTGTTAACCTTGCGGTCGTTGATAGCGGTAACAGTGTAGCTCATAGGTTATTCCATTTCTTCCATATCTTGCCAGTTCAAACCCATTGAAACACCAATACGCATGGTGTCAAATGGGAACGTAGGGTCTAAGAAACCCTTTACATACTTAGGTGAATTCTCCATAACATCTTTAACAACAGAGATAACATTATACACCTCTCTCTCCTTGCAGTCAACAAGGATGGAGTCATGCACTGTGTTAATTAAGAGACACTTGCCATGCAAACCCTCCGCCTCTAGACGTCGTTGCAAGATGCCCAGGATGAGGGGCACCATGTCACCTGTTGCACCGCCTTGCACTGGGTAGTTCTTTAGTTCTGTAGGTGATAGGGCATGCCCTCCTTTCCAATCTACATAGTAGCTATTAAAAACATATCTACGACCATAGGGAGTAGTATATGTATATCTATATTGTACTCCTGTTTCTTCTTCTTTATACACTACTTCCTTCTCTTTATCTGCTGTTCTTAGCATTGCATCATGCCACTCTTTGACACCCTTATAGCGAGTGTAAAACACCTTGATGAACTTTTTAGCTTCATCAAATGGAATTTTACCCTGCTCTGCAATGGCCTTGGGGCCTGCCCCATAGATGAGTTGGAAGGAACGGGGCTTGAATGCTTTACGTTCAGCTTTGGTAGGTGCCCTACCATACATTTCCTTGTACAGCTCAATGTGCATGTCAACGCCATGTTGAATGTCATGAATGAGTTGTTTGTCACCTGACAAGTAGGCAAGCCACACCACTTCTAGCTGGCTGTAGTCAAATTCAATAAGGCGGCCAGTAGAGCCCCACCTACTAATAAAGCTGCGCTTTACATCCCCTGCATCAGTTTGATTTTGCAGGTTTGGGCTAGTGCAACTTAGCCGCCCGGTAGATGTTGCACAATGGTTTAGCTGCGGATAGATGTACCCCTCAGGAAAGCGTAGGTCTAGCAATCCTTGGTAATAGGTATCCTTAACCTTTGCAAGGAAACGCAAATCCTTAATGAGTTGGGCTACAGCCGCAGCCTTGCCAGTCTTGTCTGCCTCAATGATGGCATCCAGGGTGTCATCCCCGGTTGGATAGTAGCCACTAGAACCCCTCACCAAGGCCCCTAGAAGCCCCGTAGAGGCGTCAACGCGACCGGGTAGGTAGGTAGATACCTCCCGGGTCTTAAAACGCGGTTTCCCATTTTTGTAAAAGCCATCTAGCTCCTTCACCTTCTCCTTAACTTCACCCCCAAAAAAGTAGAGGGAAAGCTGCTTAGGTGAGGCAGGGTCTAAAGCAGGAGCTAATGAATTGAGTGTTGCTAGAGAGTTGATATAGCCTTCTTCGTATATCTTCCGCTGCCTCTCTACAAATCCCCAATCCACTGCCATACCTGCCAGGGCCATATTAGTAGTGGCCCTTAGAGCGTCCATTTGCATTAGGAGTAGGTCTAGCTGCCCTTGTTCCTTAGCTACTTCCCACTGCTTGTAGAAGATGGCTTCCGTATTTAGAATGTCACCACTTAAGTAGGGCTCCAACTCTTCTTTGGGAATGTCTGTAGTGTCAATGCCCGCCTTCCAATATGCTTTAATCTTGTCATCCTTGAGGGCATGCTTGCCTACATACTTCTCTGTCAATTCGTCTAGAGAGGCATACTTGTGCTGCTGCCCTGTAAGGATGTATTCTGCAAGTTGAGTATCCCAAATGCGAGGCAGTGGCTCATCAGGGTAATTGCGCCATACGTAAGAGAGGTCAAACTTAATGTTGTGCCCTACCCACATGAAAGTGCCTGCGTCCGGTGCGCCGGTCGGTTTGTAGGCATACTCAATGCGCAGCTTACCTCCTTCTACCTTATACCCATACATTACAATGGAGTTGCCCCGCCACATGGGGTGGGCCTTGTTGTTGCCAACAGGGCAGCGAATTGTGGTTTCAGCATCGAAGAATAAGGGTGTCACATTAGTTTCCTATACTTATAAAATGTGTTACTGGCAAATACAGCGGGGGAGTGCGCTGCACCTGCCCAACTCTTAACATTAAAACAAAAAGCTGATTGTGGATCATTGCGAGTAATAATCCAAGTTTTAGGTGATTCTCTGTTGTCTATGTATAGACCTGGATCCCTCAATGCCTCGACAGCACTAACCCATTTCTCTTCCATTGTACCCTCCAATGCTCACTTTGTTCGTCAATGCTCTGCGGGCAGCAAATCCCGTAGCTCACTGCGGTGCTCGGATCGCAACTTAGCAAGACGGCCGTTACATTTATGTCCTACCATGTAACCGGCGTGCGTTACTACAACGCATTGACTATGGTCAGCCCAATTTATTTCTAGCCAGAAGATATTGGGCTGTGTCTCGTTAGATACGACTGACATACTAGTAATGCCGTGTTCGATCACTTTACTCTCCAGTGCGAAATATATCGAGCCTTGCTCGGCTCAATGGTTACTTGAAACTTCCCATGCCTATGTGCTTCCAGGGAATCAGGCCCGCCATGCAGCTTATTCTTTGCGATGGAAATGTAGCGATCAAGGGTGCCATCGCGCGGGTCACCAATAATGATGATGCCGTCTGCTTCTCCGGGCTTGTCTGTCTTACTTCCGCGAAGGTGGTCCATTGTCACCCATTTCTCACCTTCAGCACTACCGTCTAATTGACTCACCGCAATGACTGGGCAATGAGTTTTAGCCAACTCTCTAGCCCATTTGTATAGAGCACCAATGCGCAAGTCATCGCGGTCGTTCTTAAACCCTTGCACCTTATCTAGCTGATCGAAGATGATGAGGCCGGGCTTAAACTCCTTGCACATTCTTTCTACGGTGTGGGGGGTTACCTTAGTCTCATCATCAGTGATGAGGAAACGATTACCGCCCGAAGCCAGAAACGCAGTTTCGTACTTACTAATAGAGGCAAACAAGTCACCTGTAGTCACTTGATGGTGAGCCTGCACTACTCTACTCATCACCTTAGCACTACCTTCTTCGTTGTTAATCCACAAAATGTGTTCATCTTCTGCCATTTGTGGCATCATGTAAGAAGCTTCAGAAGCTATCATGGTGGTGTTGTGAGTAACTGTGTAATCCCCCAGTAAGAACAGGTGGTCTTGATCCACGCAAAATCCATAATAATCACCTTCTCCAATAGGTTGCACATCAATGCCAAAATGTAGCCCCTTGCGCTTAGGTACTACTTTCGAGCGACAAAACTTTTTGCGCTCTACTTTTACGGGGATTCTATGCACATCACCATAAATAGACACTCGCCAATAACTTACTCCGTTAACAATTTTCTCACGCATAGTGGCGTGAAAGCCCAACCCACGCGCAAGATGAAGAATTTGTGTAGCTAATCCTTTTCGTACTTGTGTTATCTCATAACCATATCGCCCGCGACTACCATCTGTGTCCAGTAACCCTGCCAGTAAGCAAAGTCTGTTTTCCTTGCAATCCACCATATATTCATGGGGGATATGCTTGTTATTTAGCAGATTTAGTCCCGCCAAAGAATCACGGACGTAGTTCTTTTTACCTCTACCATTGTTAATAATAGCCGAGAGTGCTTTTCCTTGGTTTGTCCTAACTTCCTCACGATAGGACACACCTACGGTAGATACATACATACGTAACCACCTCAATACTTCACAGTCTGCGTTAGTAAGATTGCTGTTTTCTGAGGTTCCATCACCTAACCACAAACCCACAAAATATGGGTGCAAAGAATGCCGTGCTTCTGGATACTCTACAGCAGCCTTCCAGCCTTTGCACCGTGCTTTTGTGCTTTTGGGAAGTGCAAGGTAGTCTCGTACACTGATGTTTAGTACATCGCCATTCTTATGCTTACCCTCGGTTTTGGAGCGCTTCAAAGAAAGAATATGGTCTTCGTTCACCACGTAACTTTCTCCAAACCCGTAACTGACACGGTAGAGCATGCTACTACCCTTAGTCACACCTGATACTAAGCGCGGTGCGTTACCTGGGCCAGCAACTACATCACCATTTTGCACATCCTGTACATTTTTAATAGTACCATTATGCATAAGAACGGGAGTGTCTTTACCTAGGCATTTACCCGCCTCGGGACGAGCGGCAAGGATGATGAAATCACCCTTCCTTAGCGGCCCAAGTGATACATTAAGCTCTGTAAGGCGCCACTGTAGTCCCTTACTTGCAACCACGCTGCTAATGTAGCTAAGAGAAGGGGGAACAAATAGCTTAGTCCTATCGAGTGTTGCCCCAATTTCCTTATCACGCTCATCCATAAAGTTACGAACATTGTCCAGGCTAGTGCCAGTGCGTCCCACACTGACGCCCAAAACTTCGTCATAGATGAGTGTTGCATAGTGCTTCTCAATGAGGGCTTTTTCAATGGCTTCTAGGGGTGCCGTAGTGGTTGGTTTCTTCAGTAGGTCAAAGGCAGCTTCATATGCAGCAGGGTCTTTAAGTTTCTTGCCTCGGCAAATGTAGAAGAATGTGCGTAGAGTGTCAATGTCCAAGGCAGTGTGTGCGGGGTAGTTATCCCAATAGTCACCCACTACAGAGAAAATGTCACTTGTAATGGAAGAGACATTGCTCTTCTTAATAAGGGGGGCAAAGCGTGCCCACTTATCCTTATCTGCTGCTAGTCGAAGAATGTCAATGTCATAGCTCATCTAAACTCCCTAGTTTTGTCCACAAACCTGGGCCACACTGCTTGAAGGTATCTTCACTATAGTAGATAAGGTTGCCCGCGCCATTTCCCACCAAACAAACAACGTGCCACTTACTACCATCACTGCCCCTAGGTGCAGTGAGGAGGTAAACGATGCCATTTTTATGTTTGATGATATCTCCCGGCTTAAAGTCCATGAAATTCCCCTACTTTTGTCCAGCACGATTGATCCGATGGCACGCATAAGATGCCATCGCCGCCAGCATCACTATGGCTAAGCCTTAGCCAATAAACAATGCCCATGTATTTGGTCACTAGGTAGTAGGAGTCAGACCGACCAGGAAGCCCCACAATGTCACCGGGTTCAAACTTAGATGCCATCAAAGTGCCCCACTTTCTTCCATCCAGTAGTAATGTGGGTGTAAACACTACCCACCTTATCCACATCGACGCCCTTTTTAATACATAGCAGCTTATAAACCCTAGGCTCAGTGCCTGCCATTACCACAGTCATGAAGAGGCCACCATCACTAGCCTCGTAAATATCGCCTACGGTAATTTCATCAGTTCTTCCAGTGTCCACGTCTTAGCTTCCTTTTCAAACATTGTTGACACATTAGAGTAGAGGGAACTAAGCTCCCTCACCATGTTTATAGCGCCCTTGTGTCCAGCAGCATCATTGTCTAGCCAAATGGTAACTCTCTTGTAATCATGGGGCATATTAGTAGGGGTTTTGGTGCCCATCACTGCTAAAGCACTCTTACCCACTACATGCAGCTTGTAACAAGATAGGAGGTCTTCGGTAATGTATAAAGTGTCCCCGTCCTTAGGATGTTCCCGGCAAAGATAGCAATAACCAGAGAACTTTGAAGTTACTTCCGTGGTATATTTCGGCTTACCTGTATAGTTTCGACGTTGCACGCCTACAACGTCCCCCAATGCGTCGTCATAAATGGGTAAATATATGCCTTTGGCATCCCACTTAATAGTGTAATAGCGGCAAGTTTCAGAGTCAAACCCATGCTCTAGTAGCCAAAGAGGCACGCTGCCCTCACATGCTGCCAAGGCCCACTCACCCTGTAACTTACGCGACGGGACCACTCCCAAGGGTGCGGTCACTTCCCCTCTCAGCATGGAGGCACGCTCTTTAGGTCTATACATGCCATGCACGCCACAATTGTGGCACATGAACACATAGGCACCATCGGTGTATTTAATATAGAGCCTAGCCCTATGGTCCGTCATGCCTGTATCTTCACACCTATGGTGAGAGACATTCACTTGCTCTTCGTCAGCCATGCTCTCCCACTCAGGGTGAGAGAGGGCCAGGGTTTCCATAGCCTTATGGCCGAATAGAGAAGTCATTTTACCAGTCCTTTTTCTTTCGCATATGCAAGTATTGCCGCATGCACATCGTTGATAGACATTACGACAACCTCGCCAGGGGTTACGGCCCACCCACCCACTTTAATGTGCTGCCCGCGCCCGTCATCTGCGAGGCGATAGTAGCCTCTATCGCCAGCTTCTGTATCGTAGAAGCGTATGTTATACTCTTCTGAAATAGTAACACTGCCTCTCTCATATTGGTCCATATCTACCTCTTACTAGTAGCATAAGCAGTGATGGCTTTGTGTAAGTCTTGTGTTGTGAGAATTACAGGCTCATCATCGGCTACGTCGTTACCCCCTTGCTCGGCGTAGGTACAAAACCCGCCAGGATTAATGTGGAAGTAACCACTAGGGCCACCCACATAAATACGAATGATTTTGTCAGCAATGGTTATCTGGCCCATTAGATATCTGTCACTCATGTATACCTCGCTTTAGTGTAGTGTTCGACCCTTACTAGTAGCATAAGAGAAAATTGCTTGGTATAAGTCATGTGATGACATCACCACTGGTTCCATCGGCGTTATTTCGCGGGCCGGATCGCCGGGTACGCACTTGGTTAGTGCAATACCTGCAGCGCCCAAAGTAATGTAGTGATCCCGCGTATAGATGCGAATTAGTTCTTCTTCCCCTACTGTGCAAGTCACATCACACGCTGAATACTCTTTCATGTATGCTCCAATCTCTTGATGTTTGCCTTCTTAATAACTTCCATGCAAGAGGGGCAGGGCTTTGCCAGCATTGGTCTACCATCAGCAGACCAGCGTGAGACGAATAGGGAGTGGGCTTTAGACCAATCACATTTCAGCAATGCCGCCACTTCAGCATGCAAGAATATTCGGGCAGGGGTGCCTACCTTCTTAGATGCCCATGCTTGAAGGGGGTGAGTTTTGACATAGGAGTTCTGCCCCACGGCCAACACCCTCCCCCTCTTATCCTTAACCACCGCTGTAATCACCGGGCGCATCGCGTGCCATAGCCTTTAGGGCTGCTATTAGTTGGTAATGATTGATTGTGATAACGATGTCACAATCCCCGGGTTGGAGCCCAGTCGTGACAGGCGCCCCAGTTTCGCTAGAATAAATATACCTACGAAAACCATCATCACTACTATACTCAATGAATAGTGCGTTATCTTCAGTGAGTGCAATTTTATAGCAGGGCATAGAGCGCCTATTAAGAAGAGGGCAGGGGCACAAGGCCCCCGTGGTTACCAATGCACGATGATTGCAATGAGGAGTGCCGTGATTGTGGCGGCTAGGCAAACCTCCACAAACAAAGACCATTTACGTGGCAGGAATAGGCGCCACATCACACTTCCTCGCCAAACACCTTGCGGTAGATTTCCGAGACAGCTTTCTTGTCATCATCATGCAGCTTTTGCATGTAGGCTACCCGGAAGGCATGACCTTGCGAGTAACGCCCCATCTTGCGACCCCAATTGATGAGGGTACGAGGGCTCATGGTGAGGCCCAGTTTACCGCTGTCATACGCACTGCGCACTAGACCCGCCATCTTCACCATATCCTGAGCCAGTGCCTTCGGCACGCTGGTGCGGCTAGTGATGATGGATACTTCGTGAGTGGCACTCAGGTAGTCCAGCCGGATCGTATTAGTAAAGCGGTCAATGGTGGCAGTGTTTTGCACGCCTACACCATTGAATGCACCCGTGGTGTCACCCTGGCCCACCGTGTTACCGGCAAAGACAAGGCGGAAATTATCATGGGGGACGCATGTGCGGTCAGCACTGGTGCCCGGCTTCTCTTTCAGGTAGAGATAACCACCATCTTCCAGCAGGTTTTGCATGCCCATTGCAATTTCTGCGGGCATCAGTTCCCACTCGTCAACAAGGCATACAGCACCATACTTGACAGCTTCAGTGATGGCACCATCGCGCCACACAGTGGCCCCGCCTTCGACAACAAGCGTGCCAAAGAGTGAGGCACTCTCCACATCACCGGACATATTGATGCGGATGAAGGGCCTATTCAACATGGCGCATACATACTTCACCATCGAACTTTTCCCGCTGCCCGTAGGGCCTGTGAGAAGAGTCTTGTCGTTATCCTCAATGCCAGCAACAAGTAGTGCCGCCTCCTCATTTTGCACTACATAATCAGGATCAACAGTGGGCACAAGGCGGGCAATTTCGGGATTGCTATTAGTAGGTAGCACAGTGACAGCGAAATCACCGAATGATGGCACGTAACCAAACACATCAGAAAACTTGGTAGCACCCTTCGGAATGCTAACCTTCGGCACTTCCGGTGCAGTCTTCTCTACCTTTTTCTTGGTGGCAGGTACCTCAGCAGCACCCTTGTCAGTAATCTCGCGGAGCTTTGCGAGGAGTTCAGCAGCGACTTCAGCCATGATTAAATTTCCTTATCAAGAATAGAAAGAATAGAACTAGATAGGTCTTCGACCCTATTAAGAACAACATTCTTGGTGTAATATTTCTTGACATTGCTGTCTAGGATGCCCACACCATAGATGGATGCAGCTTTACCTTTCTCAATGGATTCCACTACATGCTTAGTGTAGCCCGTAACATCACCAGCCCAATCCCGGCCAGCGGGGCTACC